GTAATCTACTGCGCTTGGTACTGCATCCTCGTACTCACGATAAGCCTCAGCTCTTACAAGGATCGTGCCCTTCTCAAGGTTGATATCCTCGATAAAAGCGATTAACCGGCCACTAGGAAACTCAGTTCTAAAACGCTTGATCCTGCTATTAACGTCCTCGTAATTATCTAAAAACCCCATTAGCGCACCAAGCCTTTATCTTTGAGAGCTTGAGCAATAGCTCGCCCTCTAAGGTATCCCTCGCTATGGCCTTCCCGGTATCCGATCGTGTAAGCAGCTTTGATAAACGCTGCCATAATGCCAGTAACGGCAAAAATTATTAAGAAATCTGCACTGTTCATATATCGCCCTTTGTTAAGGCCGATGAGGCTACTACCCGAGTAGCCCTCTCGGCGTGTGTAGTATCAGTATGAGACCATCGACTGACAAAAGGCAACTATCTAGCGAGGCGTGTCTCTAGCAATATCTCGTATATCTTGTCGATCTTGGCATCCATACGCTCCTGCCTAACCTCGATATGGTCAATACGGCCGCGTAGATTATGGCCGCCGTTACCGTCGGGCTTTAGCTCTGAGAGGTAATACTTAACAAAGTGTCGGATAAGCCCAGCTCCCAGCCCCAAAATAGTAAAGCTCCCCAAAGCTATGCCTACTGCGAGCTGAGCCGTCTCCATTACTTAGCGCCTACGCCTAACTGCTTCTCCGACGGTTGAATAGCTTTAAGTAATGGCCCGATTAGCCCTGCGATAAACGCATTAGCTAATACTTTTGGATCTGTAATACCGGATAAATACAAAGCTCCTACGCAGGCTGCAGCTGAGCGTAGGTAGGATTTACCAGCAGCGATTAGTTGCTCTTTCATTGTGTTACTCCTTAGTGCCCTTAAGGATTTGTCTAACTATAAACCTAAACTCTCAATTAAGGCTTTAGCCTTGGCCGCACTTACTTCTACTTCCCAGTGCATTTCATCGGCTCGGGTCTTGAAATCGCCGCCCCATTTAAGGCCATATTTCTTAGATAATGCTCGGATCATTGGTACCTTCTCGGCCGGGAACGTGCCTACCTTGCCGAGAGGGTGCTTAGTCGCATTAAGGTCGATCGCCGTACCGGATGAGTGGCAGGATAATTTATCCGTGGTACCGCGTACCATTCTAAAAGCGTAAGCCCAATCGTCAAAAGTGCCTTCGTCGATCGGTTCGATCAGCTTGTGAAACTCAGCCGCAAAGGCGGCCAAGAGTGGGCCCACACTCTCAGCGCACCTAAGCTTACGATCCGTACCCTTTACTGGGTAGGACTTTATTTTTATCTCGTCTGGATCTTTAGAGGCCGGGTATCCGTTATAGCTCTTTAGCATTACGAAAGTAGTAGCGCCGCTTCATCGGCGGTAATGCCGAGGCGCTCTAGTAGGGCAGCTTTGGCCAATTCTTTGGCTGCCTTTTCATTCTCGCGAATTAAGCGCTCAGACTCGATTTTAGCAATAGCAGCTTCAACCTCAGCAATTTCAGCTTTTGTATAAGGTCGGATAGTTTCTTTGCCTGTTGTGATGTCTATAATTTTTTCTGTGTATTCCATTATGCCGCTCCGTATACGTAGACTGTACCGTTATCCCAGTTACCCGTTGAAACCTTTACTGAAACTGATGAAACTGTTGCTGAGTTATTCCAATATCCACCACCAGCAATAAGAGCGTTATTTGCTCCACCACCAGTATTCGCACCGCTTGAAAAGGATACCATTTTTACTCCGCTAGTATTTGCACCAGCAATTTCAGCAGATAGCATAAGTACAGAAGCAGCGTTATTGCTTAAAATACCTGGTGTAAAAGATGTCAGTCCAGGGTCGCCTATAAAACTTGTAGCACTTGCAGACTGATAGCCTGCGAAATAACTGTAATTTGCTCCAGTATCGCTATTAAGCAAAATCTGGACATCTGCGCTTGCGCTGCTAGAACTTCCTCTATGAATAAAGACGCGCAGGTTGTCTATACCTGAAATACCGCTAATTGTAATTGTTCCACTACCCGTTAATGCAGTACCGCCAGCGTTGAGCAAAGAATAACTTTTGGCGCTTGTAGCAGTTGCCCATTTTAATCCGGTTGCCTGCGCTGAGTCTGCCGTTAAAATTTGACCGTTAGTACCAACTGCAAGCCGAGAAAAAGTATCAGCCGCCGTACCTACAACAAGATCACCTTTAGCATCTATAGCCGTAGCCATAGAGTTAGTTACGGTTACGGTACCGCTTGTACCGCCGCCTGAAATACCTGTGCCTGCAGTAACGCCGGTGATATCACCTGCAGCATCGGTAACCCAAACAAAATCCATATCTGTATTAGAGTTTTTGCTTAAAACTTGTCCAGTAGTGCCGCCTTTGAGATCAAGTAATGAAGCATCTATAGAGTCGCCTAGAGCCTCGATGGCAGTAGCGCCATCTTTTACTAAATCTGTCGATGTCGGAACGGGCCAGCCAAAATTAGGGGTTGTCGTTGCCATTAGGTTAAACCTCCAAAAGCGTTCTGCCAGATAAGAGTAGCATTTACACCCGTCCATATGAGGGATCCCGGCGTAACTGTTGCCCACTGTGGCGCGACCAGTGAGAAATCTGTAGGGCTTAGCGTAAGGGTTAGATCGACATAACCCGGGGTAGCTCTAATAGCAAAGCCCTCTACAAAGCCATTAAAAGAGCCGTTAAACATATTTATAGGTAGGTCGTTTATAACTATAGGCTGACCAAAGAATACGTCGATGAGCTTATCTCGCTCAGCATCGGGTAAATCTGAGTTATCGAGCCTAAAGGTAATGCTCTGTAGCTGCTCTCGAGGGATCGCTCTAAGCCCTAGCTCTCGACTCATAAGGGTATTTACGTCAGCTAGGTTATGTAGGTTAGTCGTAACGCTGCGCTGATAGCGGCCGTAGTTAGCAATCGAGTCAGCATCAAGGGCCGTCGCTTGGCTATTGTAATTAGTCCCATAGTTAAATACTAAAGAGTTACGGATCTTGCCTATCTGTAGGATTGTTTTAACCGTAGACGGCGTAGCGTAGTTAGCCGATAGGGTCGTATAGCCATAGGTCGATAAATACTGTGTGCGATGGTCCGTGTCTGCATAACAAACCCGCCCGGCTTTATCCTCGTAAATCGCGCCTTGTGCGCTTTGTGCTATCTGAGCGCAGAGGTTATAGCTGCTAGCCGGATCAGCTGAGCGAGCGATCATCTCGTAGAGGCCGGGCTGATCTATCTCGCCTAGGCCTACGTTTTCGGCATTGGCCCACGTACTCGTAGGGTCGTAGTTAAACCACTGCAGGGCAGGTGCTACCTCAAACCAAGAGTTAATAAGTAGCTCGTTAAGTACGTCGTAAATTTGGTTGCCGTCGTAATCTTTAGCCAAGGCATCAGGAAATAGTGCTTTAGTCAGCTTGGCGAGAGATCCTACGGCCAATATATTACCGATTGTTATAAAGCCCGTTTCCTCAGGGGATCGGACCGAGATACCAAAATCTGATACCTCACCGCCAAAAACGGGTACGTAAGCCCCGGCGCTATTTTTAAGCTCGAGGGTAAGCGCATCGGTTACGTCAATATCAAAAGGCGTGTTAGTAAGGTTAATAATCTCCATACGTGCGTAGCCTGCGTTGCACTGTAAATCTATATCATCGCGGCCCGTAGCCATATTGACGGCTAGTACGTTATCGTAAACGGTCGTACCTACCGTGATCCTCCACTCAGGTAGCCAAGTACTCATAATATGTAATTACCCGAGCCTCGATTAACCGAGGTACCTCGGTAGCTTGATTGGTTTAGTAGATCCTCGACGGCTCGAGCGATCGCCTCGGGATCGCCTATACCGGTATTAACGGTGAGCTCAATACTCTGACCGGGAAAGCCCATCGTAGGATTCCAGCCGTTAGGAATTGCAGGCTCGTCAAGTGTAGGCATTGTAGATAAGGTCGGTAATACTCCAGCGATAACGCCTGCAGCTAAGCCGCCGAGAGGTCCCTTTTCGATATAGCTAGTTAAGTCAGGCGTACCGCCGCCGCCTCCGCCGCCGCCAGCACCACCTAATAAATTTTGGTACTCCTTAAGAGCCGCTAGGCGCTGATCGTCTGCCGCTTTTTGAGCTATAGCTATGCGGTCAATCATTGAAAGCTCTGCAGACTCGAGTAATAGGTTAGCGGTAGCCGCCGCGTTATAGGTTTTACTAATAGCAGCTAAACGAGCTATCTCCGTAAGTTGGATCTGTACTCGCTCGTTATAGGACTCCTTAGCCATTAGCGTACCGGCAGCCGTTATCGCAGCGTTATACTTCTTAAACGCCTCCTCACGTGCTAGCTCTTTATCGCCCTCGGCCATTTTGCTATCATTTATAACTCTAAGCTCTGTAAGGAGCTGAGTATTAAGAGATCCTAAAGTAGCGTTACTGATCGTTTCTACGCCTGCTAAACGCTGCATATCTGCGTTCTTTTGGAAAGCTGATAGCTCGCTAATTTTCTTTAGAGCTGCATCGCCTTTGTCCTCCTCGATGAGCATAAGAGCCTCGAGGCGTAGCTTTGTCTCTTTGTCGTAAGTTGATTGCAGAGCTGCAGCTATAGAGATCCGAGTACTATCGAAAACGGCGGCAGCCTTAGTTAAGGCTATTTTTTGCTTATCCAACTTAGCTGCTTTTGCTTTATCAGCTGCTATTTGCTTTTGGCGTTTAGCCTCATCCTCTTGTATTTTCCTGCGCTTGGCTGCCTCGGCCGGTGTCTCATAAATACCTACTGGCATCGAGCCGAGATAACCCTGAGTAGGGCCCTTCAGGGCTTTAACCTTTTTACCTT